AATAAAAAAGGTTGCACTAAAAAGGTTGCACTAAAAAGGTTGCATAATTAGGGGTGCAACTATAAGGGCTGCATACTTAAAGTTCATTACAAGGTAAATGGTGAGGGTGTCGAGTTTAACTTAATAGATATTGTGTTAAACTGGTCAATGTTCTATAAACGTTGGCATAACTAGGTTTAGTTAAATATGGCTATAATACTTGTAGTTAAATTTAACATAACATATATAAATGTATAATCCAATTTAACATAATGGATAGAAAAGGTGATTGTATGAAAGCTTTAGATATAATTAAAAAACGTAAACAGATGTGGTCCAGGTATAAGGATATTGATAAAGACAATATGTTTGTAGCTGCAATTGCGGAATATATTGTTGGTGGAAATGGAGCTGACCTTAGAGTTGAAATTAAAACCAATCCAGAATTTTTAATTGAGATGTGTTTTGTCATTGTAAATAAAAAACAGGAGACAGTACCATTCTTTATTAATATGGTCCAGGTTAAATTCTTGGATATACTAAATGTTGCAAAAGATGATTTTAACAATGGGAAAAGATTATATCTTAATTTTCTCATACTCAAAGGTCGCCAGCAGGGTTTTACGAGTATTATAACCGCTTATCAATTAGCATGCAGTATTACTCAACGCAACTTTTCGGGCTTCACACTAGCAGATGAAAAGGACAATACGGAAGCTATATTTAGTGATAAGGCAAAATTTCCTTATGATACTTTACCGATTCAACTAAAACCAACAGAAAAATACAACAATAGGCGAGAGTTGCACTTTGAAAAGCTTAATAGCAGATGGAGAGTAAGCACCGCAGGCAGTAAAAATGCTGGTAGGTCAAAAACACTTAATTTCTTTCATGGTAGTGAATGCGGTTTCTGGTTAAATCTTAAAAGTATTTTAACTGGTCTTAAACCTGCACTTACTAAAAATTCAATCAAAGTGCTTGAGAGCACCGCAAATGGTATCAATGAGTTTTTCGAATTATGGGAAGAGAACAACAATTGGGAATGTTTATTCTTTGAATGGTGGGACACTCCTGAATATGTAGAAAACTTTGAGAGTGATATTACAGAAGCTAATTTTAAGAGTAACATTACAAATGCAGAAGAAAACACAGATGTAGAAAACGAAAAGTGGGCTTACTATAGGTGTAAGTGGTTGCTCGATAACGTAAAGCTCAATTTTAATCAGTTATATTGGTATTTTAACCAATGGAAAGATTTTAAAGGTGATATGAAGCAAGAATATCCTTGTTCTGCAGATGAAGCGTTTATTGCTAGTGGCTTATGTATATTCGATAAAGAAAAAATTGTATTACGTAAGATGGTACTTAAGTCCAAGTATGCTGAAAAACCTTATAAAGTAGGTTCGTTTGTTTTTGAGTGGGATGATGCAATCACTAAGAATAAGATTAAGGATAAGACAATTAAGTTTGTTGAAAGCAGCAATGGTTACATTAAATTATATGAAGAATGTATTGCTGGTTATCCGTATGTGCTTGGTGGGGATACTAAGGGCGAAGGTTCGGATTACTTTACAGGTACGGTTATCAATAACATTACTGGTAACAGATGCTTAACGCTTCACGCTTACATGGAATCTGACACATACGCACACCAATGTTATTGTATCGGACAGTATTACAACCATGCTCTCATAAGCATAGAGAGTAATTTTAATACATTCCCGATAGAAGAACTTAAACGGTTGGGTTATCATAAACAATATATTCGTAAGAGATATGACAGTATAAGTGGTGAATATCAACGTAAATATGGATTTAAGACAGATGGAAATACAAGGCCATTAATTATAGACAGAGAAGTTGTTTTGATTCGAGATAATATTGATTCGTTCAATGACATTGATTTTTTAAATGAATGCTTAACCTTTATCAATAAAGAGGGTAGACCTGATGCGGAGTCTGGAAAGCACGATGATATATTATTTAGTGACATGATAGCTGAAGAAGCTAGGGCGCAACAAATTAAATACATTACACGCACCAAGGATTTATCATTCTTAGATAAACTTCCAGAGGATTTAAAAGCGGACTTACTTGCTGATCCGAAAGCAATGGAAGATTACTTAGCACGTAGACAATAAGCGCATTTACATAAAGCATAGCTAGTTCTCACTACATAGATGTGCGATAATTTATAGATTTTGTTGTAAATATTGTTAAAAATAGAATGGCTAGTTTAAAGGGTTTAGTGGCATACCTCCACCGCAAGAATAGAATTTTGAAGGTATAACCATAAAGGTTGTACGCTAACAATGGATTCTAGGGCAAATGGTGAGGGTAAAATATTAATTAAAGGGGTGTATTTGTATGAAAGTTGAAAAATTAAGTACAGTAGTTAATTATAATGTGGCAATGGATGAATCGGAATTGTTGAGCATTTATCTATTAGCTAAAGAGAAAGTTCAAGGTAGAGAAAAATGCGACCAAACACAATCAAGAATATATAACTCTCTGAAAAAGATATTCGAGGAACCAACAGAAAAACAAATTCTATCACATTCAGATATAACAACCGCTTACAACAATAAAATAGTTGGCAGAAGAAATATTCAAGTTGATTGCGAGGAACAACTAAAAGATGAAAAGAAAGAACAAATAGATAAATTAGCGGATTACATCATGGCTAATTTTAAAACTACTATTGTTGATGATGAGGCTTGTGATGTTGCTATAAATATAATGCGAAATTTAAAGTTACTGATTAAAGATGGTAAACCTAGTTGGTATAAAGATGAAATAACAAATAGAGCTTAAAAGTATAGACTTTATAACATAAGCAACAAATATGGTTTATCCATGCACATAATTTTTCTGGAAGTAGGCGATATATTGTTAAAGAAGATATTAAAAAATTTATTAGGGTTCTTTTTTACTGGACTTTTTGTTTTTGTTACCGTCGTAGCTAGTATTGCTATTTTTAACATTAACATTAATATAACAATGAGAAATGGGTTTAATGGTATCAAAATACTAGGAGCTATTTTATTTATAGGTTTTATAGATAAACACATAAATGGCAGGCGATTAAATGTTAAATGATTTCATACACCTAACGCAAGGCGAGTTGCTTATTAAGTATTGGTGGTTGTGGTTAGTAATTTTTATAATAGGATTATTATATAGCTTCTGTACTTACAAACAAGATAAACGTCTTATAGAAAGCTTCAAAGCACTCAGGAAGAAGAAATAGAAAATTAACATAATCCTAAAAGAAAGCGGGTGATAAAGTGGCAGATAATTTAGTAAAGAAAATCGTTAAAAAAATCAAAGGTAAGCAAGCAGATGTTAAAGAGAAAAAAGAAACTAATGATAAACTTTTAGGATGGAAACGGAAACTCAACGAAGCAATGTCCTCTCATTCTTCTTTCAGGGCTTATAGCAATTTATGGGATGCACAATATCACGATGCTAGAGAAGATACAAAAATAAAAGGTTTCATGTCCAGTAGAAAGGAATTAAGTTCTGCAGAGGAATTAGATAGTAATGTAAACATAACAATGCAATTGATAGAAGGAACAATTGATGTTGCAGTACCTAAACCAGCGGTATCAGCAATAGAATCTGCTGATGGTATGGAGAATCGAAAGATGATAGAGGGCATGCTAACATATATGAGTGAAGGTTCTAACTTACAAAAGATGGTCAGCGAGAATGAACGTATTACTAAAAAGAATGGTATGTCTATCCTCAAAGTTTCATTTAATCCCGATTATAATGGTCACACGTATAGAGGTAGACTTGAAACAACTAATCCTCATCCTATTAACTTTATTCCTCAACCGAATGTAATCAAGATTGAAGACATGGACTATTGTTTTCAGATAGAAAATAAAACATTAGATCAAGTTTGCAGAATTTACGGTGAAGAATTTAGAAGTAAGTTATCTAATGAAGGTTCAGAATATGGAGACTTAGAGAATTTCGGAGAAGAAAGCAAAAGTAAAACAGAAGATATGGTAAGTGTCGTAGAGTGTTGGTATAAAGATAAAGATAACGAAGTTAGCCTGTTAACATGGGCAAACGAAATTATCATAAGGGATTTACCTAAGTTTTATTATCCAAGGGATGAAGCTGGCAACATTGAAGATATGGAAACATTAGATGTTGAACAGGCAGAACCTACACAACCAACAGATTCAATGCCAGTATCAGAAGGTCAACAACCTTCACAAGAACCTAATCAATTAGACGGTCAGACTAATGGCGAGCAACCTCAAAATATGCCAGTGGAACCGCCACAAACAAATACAGTTACCGTAGAAAGGAGAGTGCCAAAACGCTTTCCTTTTATTGCGTGGTATAACATTCCAAAAGAAAAATCATTTTTGGGTGTGAGTGATTGTCAGATAGTTAAACGTCAGCAAGATAGTATTAAGAGGCTGATAACTAAGGAAGAACGCAAACAGAATAAGGGTACTACTAAGATTATAGTAAGAAAAAATTCTGGCTTGATGTCTAAGTTGAA